TGCTGTTACTATCCTAAAACTTGGCGGAGAGCAGAGGAGTCGAACCCCACCCGCGATTAAGCAGGACCGGGTTTTCAAGGCCCGTCGCAGGACCATCCCCGCTGCATTACTCTCCATATATGGCTCCGCATCTGGGACTCGAACCCAGCTAGTCATTGATTAACAGTCAAGTCCGTGCACCTGGCTCGGATTCTGCGGAATAAATTTTGGCGCCGCTGACGAGAATCGAACTCGCCTAAGTCTGATAGACAATCAGTTACCCTCCCAGAGAGCTACAACGGCATTGTTTGGCGCACCTAGGGGGATTCGAACCCCACGTTTCCAGATTGAAAGTCTAGCGTCCTAACCAATTAGACGATAGGTGCATATGTGGTTCCTCGAACAAGAATCGAACTTGTGTCTCAGCGTTATCAGCACTTTGCTCTGCCATTGAGCTACCGAGGAATAAATTTTGGTGGAGCAGGTAGGGATCGAACCTACTTGCCGAAGCCACGGGGTTACAGCCCGCTATCATGCCATTATGATCTCTGCTCCATGTATTCTCAAACACACTTACTAGAATTGAACTAGTGACCGGAAAGCTATCCAGCTATGCTCCACATAAACGCTTAGCCTCAGCGTCAGTGCGTTTGAGAATACCCTCTAACTTAATAGAGGATATGCTAGAGTCTTGCTCTAGCCAGTCATTTATACTAGTGTGTTATCGCCACACGTTCATCCGACTGTCCGCCCGTTTGCTCCATGTTTTAAGTGCGGAGCGGGACCTCGTTTCCCCTTTTTCATTTCACACTTTTTATAAAATCGTATCGCCCAAAAACAAAACCCTGAGATTTTGGTCTCAGGGTTCTTAGTGTTGGTGATTACTTGTATTCTTAACAGTAACCGCTTCCTTCTAGGAACCCCGATGTGTGCTCTGGGCGATCATTACCAATAAACGTAATGCTGGCACCCATGGCTGATTTAGATTCATTTGACCAATAGCCGGATACGAGCGAAGTCGTTCCCTGCACTTGGGGCAATGTTCTAAATTGGCAGTGTAATGACAGTTTGTTCATTGTTTTCTCTTTAAAAGTTTACTAGGCGCCGACAGAATTATCAGCGACTAGGTTGTATTGTAATCTATTTAGCATTTATTGTCAAGAACTATTTTTTATAGTTTATCCATTTTCATGGACTTCTCAACAACATCAACTAAGACTCTAGTGTAGCAGGACATTTCTTTTTTGTCAACAACTTTTCACCAGAATGTAGAGTTATTTAGCAAAGTAAGAAAAAAGTACTACGAAACAGCAGGATTTCTGCGATTTCTTGTAGTTTACAAGATTTTTAGGTTGTTGTCAAGCATCTAAATACACTATGAAGATAACAAACATACATTCTTCATGGGGTAGCATCATCGAGTTTGATGACCCTATGGAAGTTTTCAACTATGACGCAACACATTGGCGTAAGATGATATACGAGCGTCAGCTACTTGTGTTCAAGCACATGACGTTTGAGTTGAGGGACTACGCTCACTTCGGTAGGCTGTTTGGTCGACCTTGGCGAGGCTATGAGTATCGAACAACACTTGAGATACCAGTAGGGGTTCGTGATGCGGATGGCTCCGTTATTCATGTCAGTGAGTTCAGCAACAAGTTAATAAAGACCATTGGTGACGAAGAGATGATGTGGCACGCCGACATACCAAACAAGGTAGCAAATCCTTTCCCACATCGTGCGCTATGGATCGTCAAGAACCCCAACGGCCACGTTAGCGGCAAAACTCGCTGGCTGAATATCATGTTAGATGAGTGTGAACGCCATCTTCGCCCCAACCAGCTGGCACTACTCGATAGGGTGAAGATTGTACAGCAGAGTTGGTACAGGCCAGGCACAGAGATAGGAACACACGACTTTATAAAGACGCATCCTGTTACCGGCAAGAGGAGTCTCAGATTGAATGCCTACTGTAGACCAAACTGGGATAATTTGTGGATCAAGGGTGTTGTGATAGATGGTGTGCCCCAAGAGGACTGCTCACTGATAGGCGACTTCATCAGTACCCTAGTTGAGATACCGGAGCTACACTACGAACATACGTGGGAATACAAAGACATAGTAATCTATGACAATTGGTCATTCATACACGGTCGAAGTAAAATCATTGTCAACGATGGCGACGATAATGAGCGTAAGTTCTACCGAACTAACATTGACCACCTACCGGATTAAAAAATCTTGTTGCCGTCTGGCGTTTCAATATCAACTAGTATGTGAATTCTGTTTTCATCACTGCCGTTGGTGAGTTGATGGGGTAATCTGTTGTTTAGTCGGCATAGATGGGCATATGGCATATGCTCTTGCGGTGTGTGGGGTCCGCCACTAAAGACAACGCCGGGATTAGTCTTGACTGGCACATGGTAGCGACTGTGTTTCTCGAAGTAGTCGAGTGGGTCAATGTGTAGGGCGACTTCTCCACGTGCTACTAGGTTGATAATCATGATTCTGCCCATCTTTATGCCGCCCACCCGTTCGTATATCCAGTCAGCTAGTCTCAATACCGCAGGGAACTGGCCCAGGGTTGCTGGGTTATCAGTACACTCTAAAATAGTACTCCACTCGTTGATGGTGGTAGGTGTCCAGTCATCCGGACGACGATGAGTTCTAATATGAATTGTCTGACTGTGCTGAAAAACCTTGAACTTTGCTCGTGGATCTTGTGGACGATTGTCCCAGTCGATGGCATTGACTTCTGCTTGGGCATCTGCCATCAACTCCGGTGGTATTTCTTCTAAAACTTGAACTAACATAGCGATATTTAGTTGCCTTAGTTTAGACTTTTATAAATCAATGATAAATAGAGTATAGAGGAATCAATAATATGGACTTATACCGAATAGTAGTACTGAGAAAAGGCTTCCCTGTATGGGACGGCGTTTCGCCAGTGGGTACTGTGCTGGGAGCACCTTTTGCCTTACGTGCTACGCCAGAACAACTAGCTGAAATCCGCAAGGAATCTGAGAATTTCATGGGTAGTTTATCATCTCTTGGCAGAGTTACTCATCATGTGCCATCAGACGAAGAACTAGCTAAGGGTTTCAGCCTACGAACAGATTACGTAGTACGCACTGTTTGGGAAAAAGATCAACTATTAGTATGGTTCAATCAAATTTTTGCTAGTAAATTAAAAGCTATCAATCCGGCCATCGCAATCGTGGCCAAAGCATACAATATCTAAGGAGATTCAAAATGTATAAAGTAATAATCAAGAGATATGGTTACCCAAAATGGGATGGCCATCAGTCACTACAAGGCCTAGTAAGAAACGCTATCCCTGGTCTATCTGATGCGGACAAAATAAAATACACCAAAGATAATCAAGACTTTATATCAACAATAAAAACATTAGTATCTACTACATATGTTAAGGCGACAGATGCCGAAGCGGCCACTGGTCTTTCATGGACAACAGAGATGATAGTAACTAGTGACGTTGACGCAAACGCAATCAAAGATTATTTTAGTGATATTGTTCAAAAACGCAATGAAACTCTAGCACCTAATGGCGGACTACTAGTTGAGGTGACTATCCAGCAAATTTAATCATTGAGTTCCATAAAAAGGAGCCCTAGGGCTCCTTTTTTATTTCAAGAACGGCTTGAAGATGTTACAAGGGTCCCACTCCCACCATCGACCACTGACTCCCTTACCGAAGTCGTATGCGGCTGGCTGATAATGATGATTGTTGTGCCAACCCTGACCCCAGCCCAGATAACCTAGAATGAAGTTGTTCTGACTGCGGTCATTGATATCAAAGTTTCTGTAGCCGATGCCTGCTTTAGTGTGACCGAACACATTCACTAAGTTGTCCTGTAGTAGGGTGATGCCTGTTGGTAGCACGAATAAGGCTAGTGCTACTTGCCATCCGAAGACAAGGGCGGTGATGATTGGTGTCAACCACAGAATAGTCATCTGGTGTTCATGGAACCAAATGACATTGGGCTTACGTAATAGATTAGCGGCATACTTCAAGTTGATGATGTTAGCATCCTCAGTAATCTTAGTTGCCCAACCAAAGAAGGCGTGGTAGAAACCCTTACCCACTGGTGTGTGAATGTCACGCTCGGTATCAGCGTGACGGTGATGATATCCACGATGAATAGCTGTCCATGTGATAGCACTGCCTTCGCCACTCATTGTACCCCAGAATAAGATGAAGTTCTCTTTCCACTTAGGAAGATCAGGGTAGTTGTTATGTGAGAAGATACGGTGATAGCCGACGGCTACACCTAAGCCAGCGGTCATAACCCAACCGAACAGGGTAAGCCATAGATAGGACAGGGGGATGATGCCATCCAAGAATAAGCACACCGTAGCAAATGCTAGGGTGACAAATGGCACGAAACTAAACCATGAGTATTTTGAAATTGATTTGAACATATCGATATTTATTAGATTGCGCCGCCATTGAACAATTCATCACGATACTTCTGCTTGAGGAACGTACAGCGAACTATGGTGTCAGTGGGCACTAGTGTTCTGTTGAACATAATCTGCCATGGTAAGGTGAACCGGCACTGATTCTTAGCTTCTACATAGAACTCGTCGAAGTAGTCGTAGCGTTCGCTTGCCCACTCACTGAATGCCATACGACGATATACCTTGCGATACTGTAGTGGGAACATACTATAGAACTTGAGTCTGCCGCGTTCTTCGTTGTGTTTGATAACAGCATCCAGTACGTGCTTGACTTCACGCTGATTACTACCAGTAGTACGAACCATATTCCAGTACCATGAAGCATCGTCTGTGCTTTCATAGAAGCCAATAGTAGCAGTGATATCACCCACCTCATTGATGTAGCCGTAGGCGTGGTGATTTTTTCTGTCCGATAGATAAGCACTACAGAAGTTGCCATGTAAGTATTCATCGATGGGGTTTAGTTCGATATGGTGTTGTTCTCTACCTAAAAAGTCACCTTCATCCAACTTCACTCCCATGTACTTAGTGGTGTTGAAGAGTTTTCTTAGCTTATCCGCGTGATTAAAATTTAGTTTTAATGTGTTCATTGCTTACCAGTCAAGTTGTTAATAATTTGATTATATTCGATACCATCGAGTGATGATTCAAGACGTAGAATCTGATTCTGCGCTAGAGTTCTGTATGCTTCAAAGTTGAATGCCAGTAACTTCTCAAAGCCGTGAGTCTTCTTACGCTCCATGATTTCAGGAACTAGTTCTTTTAAGATAGCGTTCTTGCTACTAACACTAGCTAACTTGTAATTGAATCGTTCGCTCACTAGTTTCTTAATAGCAGGTAGCGATAGCCAATAGAGTAGTAGTTCTGGGGTGTAACTGAAGTATTCGTTGACGAGCGGGATGCCGTATGTGTTACTGAAACGCATAGCACTAGCATCTTCGTTCTCACGGAAGCAGTAGTACCATGAACTAGGCGTAGTATTGACATTACGGCGCATCAGGACTTCACCGCCCATCACTGCTGGCATACCTAGCTTCATAACAGTATGATAGACCATGAGATAGGTAATCTGCGTACACTGTAGTCGTTGTCCGAATTCATCTGCTTCACCACTGTAGAGAAAGTCAATCACATCAAAGTCGTAAGTCTCAACTGCTAAGCCTAACTCACCAGCAATACGGTATGATTCCTTTACATCGGTGTCATTATAACCGTCTTTGAATTTGATAGTGACGCATCGTGGCTTGATGCCATTCTCTACAAAGTTTCTTACTACAATCTCGCTGTCGGTGCCACCGCTGAGTAGAACTACAAAGTCATCGCCCAGGTCCCGGTGAATCAAGTCTGCTGTACGCAATAGCTCTTGCTTATAAGATGATTTGAGATATCGGTCTGAATCAACTTGGCCAACTGAGACCTTGTAGTCTTCTAAGCCATTCTCCCTGAAGCCAAATTCTCTGCCACCAATAGAGTATCGTAGGTGATTGTTGTGTGTAAAATTCATCGTTTGAGTCTCATAGCATATTGTTCTGTGTAGTATATAGAGCGAATACCTATAGGCTCAAACTTTTTATAGATAGGTGGCCAGGTTGTTGCCTGACCAGTGTGCGCCCTGGTTATTGCTTGGTAAATAGTACTGTTGTAACTGTTAGCAGTCATTAGCACCTCTGAGTATTTCTCCGTAGCATCAAGTATCTTGGGTAGGATATACTTTGCCATAGGAAACTGACCTCTGTATTTTGGTGCTACGTATGCCCGTGTGAGTGCTAGAGCAATGGTTGAATCAAGTTCATACTCATTCCACCCAGCACTACATACGAACACGCCGCTGTCTTCTACAACATAGTAGCAACCACGATGATATCTACCATGCGGGTCATCTAGTATTGAAAAGATGTTACCAGAGAAGTCTCGGTGATCTGGGTGATAGTTCTTGACGATATCACCGTCTGTTATCTTCGAGAACTCTGTGGTCAGTAGAAGTCTAAGAGCATCGTTACTGAGGTCAGACAGTGGATGAATCGTCATCAGTGATGGTCTTCCAGCCTAGCTTTAATAGGTCTTCTCTGATTTCATCAGTAACGAAACTCTCACCGACGAAGCCGTTAGCAGGTGAGTCAGAGTCTCTAATGCCGCTACAGTACCAGTCGATGTAATCACCCTCTTGGCGCATATCAGCAATGATGCCACCAGCATAACGCCAGCTACAGTGCCAGTGTTCGTCCTTGAGAATAGGAATAACTTCTAGTCTCAAGAATGAGTTGTTACACATAGCGGCATACAAGTTCTGAGCGTACACTTCACTTGCTCTGACCTTCTCTAAGATCCAGTCAGTAGTTCGTAAGTGCCACTCAAGACTGTTATCATCCATCTCTAGTGTACGCTTACGGGCATTTTCCAGAATCTGGTCGAACATATCCATATGCTCTTCATCAGGCGCTTTGCCTTCCTCTTCGCATCTGTCTAGATATGCTTTACGTTGAAAAGTGTGTCGCTCAGGACTGCTTGACATTGCCATTTTGACCGTCTTTCTTCAAGTCATCAGGTAGTGGCGGTGGCACCCATTGTGGGCGCGGTGGCTTCTTACCGAAGATAGCGTCCATGTTGTCATTGTATTGTGACACAGGGACGCTAAACGGACGTGGGCGACTGCCTTTACTCATAAAATTTCTCCTTATACTAGGAGTATACTTTATTTTTCAGCGAGTGTCAAGTCGTTTTGGATCTTTGGTTTACCTTTAGCATAGAATACATGATTACCAATCGTCGTGAACTTATTGTATACCCATCTTGGGTTTACGTGAGTTGCGTGAAAGAATAGAACGTTGTCTGGCAATAGTTCTCGCCATTTGTCCTGTTCTAATACTTGTTGAGCAATATCTACGGCTCGACGATAACGGGCAGTGTTTTGATTAGGTATACCAAAACCTTCACAAACCCAACTGAATTGACATAGGCGTGATACAATATCGCCATCACTGTCTTTTACTGCTGTTGTTTGATAAACTACGGAGCATGGTGAACCAGCGAATCCGTGTGTTACTCTGTTTACGATAACTCTGGCTACTGCTACTTGACCCATAAATGGTTCTCTGCCAGCTTCGTAATAAATGGCGGTCGCTAAACATTGAATCTGTTTAGTACTAACGACCTTCTTCTCAGGTTCTTGTGATACTGTTGGTACCTCAATAGCCTGTTGTTCAGGGACTAACTTAATCGCTATTAGTAGCGAAATGAGTGTTAGACACAAGAATACTACTATGCTCTTTTTAGTTAGCATTTGATACTCCTTTTCTAATTGTTGTACGGGTCACTCATAATAACCCGATTTATCGAACCCGTAGGTTCTAGTCTAGCCAACAGTCGCAGTTACAGGTTGTTACTGAATCGATTGCTTCGACTGCTGATAAACTGGCATCAGATGGCGCAGTTAAGTCAGGTGAAACCAATTGGCTATACGGAGTGTCGTTGTACGTTTGTTGTGGTTTATTAGTGTACTGACACTGTGGTGGCTCCTCTATTTCAAGTTGAACTGTGTCTTGAGTATAACCCTCGCCACCGTCAACGATAGTAATAGAAGCAATACCACCTGCGGATAAGACAGGTACTAAGACTGCCTGTCTTTTAACATTGATCGGGTATACCGTAATAGTTGGAAGATTTGCCGCATTGTATCCGTTACTAGGGTTAGTAACAATTACACGTGTGATAGATCCACCAACCACTGTTGCCGTGGCACTTGCTGTACACGGATCAATGTAGTTCTGAATATTGTTGTTTAGTTCACCACCAGCTAAGCCTAAGCGAACTGCGTTACGGGCTTCTCTTAGCGCCGCTACTAAACTCTGACCGCCGACAGTTGTAGTGTCAGCAATGTTATTAAGTACTGTTGCTGTCTGACCGTCACCACTGTCAGTCGCATATCGTTCTAGTTGACCCATGAATGTGTCAACATCACCGGAAGTAACTGCTATTAGAGCCGAACTAGCATCTTTGACAGCCAGAGGGATAGCTCGTTGTTCAGTCATTAGTTGTCTACCAATAGAACTCCACATAAAGTTAAGTTCATCACAGTCACCTGGATACTTACTATAGATAGCATCAATCTCTGCGTTGATTTGATTAACCAGAGTGGTGATAGCGGCCTCTGTTGGAGTATTAGCCGCGGTGTCTAACTCAGTGTATAGATTCAGTAGAGTAGGTGATGCTAACTTAGCAATCATAGTCTGTACTTGTGGGTACCAGTTGATGTATGGATAACCAGCTGCCGCACCAAAGAAGTCACACTCACGATATGCTCCACTGTTGCCACTACCTAGTGCTACTTTCTTTAAGGTATCATCTACTACTGCGGGGTCAACGGCTAAGCCATTTGTTTGATTTAGTAGTGTAAGTCCCTTGTTGGGAACTTCCATGTTTGCTACAACTTGAGCAAACTTCTCAATTTCCATTGACCTAATGTTCTTAACTTGCTGTAGTGACATTGATAGAGCACCACAACCCATAGCAACATCACTGGGCACGATACCCATCAAATTAGTAGTGAAGTACTGCTCAAAGTCCATTAGCTGAGCGGAGTTTATGCCGCCATTGATGTAGATAAAATAGTAAATCTTACCGCTAGTAGACACATCACGGTCAATGTTATACTTAGGAACTGTGAGAGTGTTGACGCTGTTAGAGAACATCTTAGCTGGGTTCAACAAGTCAGCAAGAGTTGATAATCCCACGGTTGTACAGTTTAGTTTAGACAGTACCGCCTCTAAGTCATCACCGATAACATAAGTAAACGCTATGTAAATCTTTTGCTCTTGTTCTTTGGTAGGTGTATAACCAGGAGTCTTGATATCAATAATCTCCTGTGTTGACAATTCTGCCATGAACAGAGCCAAGTCTACTGCCTTAGTTGCTAGTGATACACTGTTGGCTTGTAGGGTATTGAGTAGGACACTAGGTAAGCCTAGCTTGTGAATTTGCGACAAGTCAAGTGCTCTGCCTAAGTTTAGTAAGTCAGTGCCGAATAGTTTAAATGCTAGGGTTACACCGCTCAAGTCGCCAGTACTGGTATCATTGATGTTACTGAATGTACCACTCATGAATGTCTTTGATGATACTAAGCTACTGATGTTCTTATTCTCATTTGTCTTGTAGTTGAATCCTTGACCAATTGAGTTGACGATGAGTTGATACTGAGAGAACTGGCCGCCCCACATTTCATAGTATGCTTGACGAGCGATAGTACCGATAAAGCCATCACTGAAGTATTCATCATACTCTGATGTATTGACTGTTGCGGCTTTGTATGTATCAACACTACGTTGCCATGTATTGTTACCTGGCCAACCCGTGATCCATGCGTAGTCACCCGCGTGTGCGTGGACACTACTATAGGATCCAGTAGCAGGGTAGTTACGTGGCGGATAGTTATCTTCGACTTTAGTTAAGACACCTGATATCATTTGCCAACTGCCATAACCAGCATATGTTGGCTTAAATGCGACCGGTCTACGATTAGCTAATGCTGGGCATTTTGCTCCTGCTAGAAGCAAATTTCTGTATGGTATTGTCAGGGTACTATCAGTTTGTGACGCTGTGTAAATCTTTTTTACTGCTGATTGTAGTTTACCGAGGGTTGATGTTAGTGTGCCACCAGTATATCCTGTTGGGGTCCATGTGCCGTGATAGCCAGAGCCAGTAGAATTAATAGCGAACCCACGAGGGTCGCCGTTAGGGTTCGTAGCACTGACAGGCGCACCTTTAAGTGAGCCTAGAGCGTTTAGCTGTAGTGGTGTTAGTTTGCCTGAAAAACTCATGGTATGAATACATCTCCGCTGCCTTCTACGATAGAATGACCGCAACTGTTGCCACTGCCAATGCGAAGAACTGGAACACCCTCTACAAATACTGTTGGACTACCGTCAGTAGTCACAGCGGCATCGTGTGGTGGGTGTGGTCTGCCCCACGGGGCGTGAGGCGTGATTTGACTAACGTGTAAGCCGACAGGTTTTCCGTTAACGAACACCGAACCAGAGCCACGCATAATTGCGCCGCCTGCCTGATTCTTATCTCCCTGTCTGCTTATGCCTGCCATATTATCCTACTAAAATTTTCTTCTCTGGTAGCTGAATACCTGTCGTAGCTTCGATGTACTTCATCTTGATATCTTCGTCAGTCTCAGCATAAATTGTGATGGTACTAGTATTTAGTCTAAATTCGCCCTTAGGATCAGCGGTAAACACTGATGGCATGAAGCCTAGACCCTTCTGATTAGGTGCGATGGAGACTGGCTCTTCGATAGTGATAAAGTCACCACCAGCTTGAACAACCTTAGTGATGAGTTCTTCACCACTTGTTAGCTTGAATGTGTATACTGAGCCTGGTTTGATTGCGATTTGTGTCATGTTTAAGTTCTTACTTTCTGATTGAATTCTTCTTCGGACATACCTGCTAAGCCTTGAAAGCCGCCAGGGATGTGTGTTGTGCCTTTGTAGATTTGTGGGACTGAACGGAAGCCCGCTTCGACTAACATCTCACGTGCTTGAGGTACTTGAGTAATATCGATGTATTCATACTCTACACCTTTACTCTCTAAGAGTGCTTTTGCTTGGTCACAGAATGGGCACTGTGGTTTGCCATATACTTTAATCATTGTTTTATTTTCCTTTATTAATTTTTGCTCGATTGAATAAGTTACTTAGAATAGATTTTTGTTCTTTATTTTCTGGTTTCTCTGGTAGCTTTATGGCGCACGGACTATGAATGTTATCTGCCATAGTTTTTAGTTTCTTGCTCCAGGTCTGACCATAATGAGCAATCTTATCAGATAGCCAATCTAAGAACTTTACACGTAGGCAACGCTCTTTCTCCTCGATACGTCTGAACTCTGCCATCATAGCCATTGTTGTTTGTTTAGCAACTTCGTAGCCCTGACGTTCGACCTCTTTCATAATTCGCTCTGTGTTTAACTTAGCTTCTTGTAGTTTTGCTTGTCTTTCTTCTGGTGACATTTCCTGTACGATGTGTGACATATTATTCTCCTTGATATGTTTGTTTGAAGATATCTGCCTTGACAACACCGTAGTCGCCAGGGCCATGTCTAACTATGTAGTCATTACCGGCAGTGTAGTTTAATTTCTCACCCCAGCTTGTATTGACTACGCCATCATGATCCGCTAACTTAGCGACTTTTATAATCTTCTTTGGCTGACAGATGCCATCACCCAAGTCATCTTTTAACTCAGCAAACTTTTGTGGCGGCACAGGATACTTCTCACCCTTTGGACCAGTGAGGATGTAGAAGCCAGCTTTGTAGCTCACTGGCCCTTCTAAGGTCTCGATTGTACCGTCTTGTTGTGCTACTTCGTATCGTTCTTGTGCTGGCTTCTTGTATGTCTCGAAGCCATCTTTGAACCATTCATCGTTCACTGATTCGAATAGATTGATTAGATTTCTCATAGAGCAGGCAACTCTTCCTTGTTGACGGTATCACTCATAACGCCGATGACATAGTTTGTTGATTCTGTCTCTTGTAGTGCTGACTGCTTCTTACCAATGTTCACGTGCTTGTTGAACCATGGGATAGGAGTAGTCTTAGGGTGTGCGCCTTGATAGCGAATGCCGATATCTTTTAGTCTGTTGAAAGCAGTGAAGTCAACGAACTCTTTTAAGATTTCTGCGTTGAGACCAATGACTGGGCCCTTGATGAATAAGTAGTCTGCCCATGCTTTTTCTTCAGCGATAACAGCTTCATACAGGGCATAAACTTCCGCGGCACATTCATCTACGATAGAGGCAAAACGTGGGTCATCTTTGACTACGTTGTTGATTAGCCATGCTGTCCACTCTGTGTGTAGCAATTCATCTTGTAGAATCAGTGAAATGATATTGCCGTTGCCGATGTAAATCTTGTTCTCAACCATTGCTAAGGATGTAGCAAATGATACCATGAAACGTAAGGCTTCTAGTGCGTAGGAAGCGTGTAGTGCTAGCCAGATTGCTTTAATATGCTCACGCTCAACATAGTCTTGTACTAAGCCGACTGCTAACTTAGAGTTGATAGTGTGTAGACGATCATAGTATTCGCCGACACTAGCAGCCATAGCTACGATTTCTTGGGTGTCGTGAATTGTATTGAATACTTCTTTAGGTACGCCATACACATTACGAATGATGTGCGAGTATGACTTAGAGTGAATAGCAGTCTCAAAGAATGACCAGTTAGAGACTAGAGCTTCTAGTTCGGGGATAGAGATAACTGGACCGAACACTTGTGCTGGCGCACGACCTTGGATAGAGTCTAGTGCTGTTTGACGAAGTAGATTACTAGTAAAGATGTGCTTGATAGCATCAGTGGCATCTTTATGGTCAATCTTGTCTTTTGTTAGTGAGACTTCTTCAGGCACCCAAAAGAAACCACGTGCTGTTTCTTCGTACTTAGCAATCTTTGGGTACTTGACTTCTTCAAAGCGTTGTACTGTTACTGGACCAGCTGGGTCAAGAAACATCGTGCGCTTCAAGTAGTTTGTTTGTTGTGATAGGTTGTATTGTTCTTTTGACATTTTAATTATTCCAATGACGAATCACACCTGCTACGATAAAGCAGTTTGTGACCAGATAAGTTAGTATTATAACACTTCTTACTAGGGCAATCAAGTCACTCTCGGCGTCAGTGTTACCACTTTTCTCGCCGAGTGCTTTTGCCCAGATTCTCCATAGTTTCTTCATTCTTTGACTAGTATGATTTTACCGTCTTGTTCGATTACGTTGACCACTCGTTTGAGTTCACCGTTCTCTTGTACATAGACTGGCACTTCTTGTGCTCGGTTATTAGCACCACTTGTTGGTAGTGCTAGTTTTGCCCAGAAGTTTTTTAGCATGAAACTAATGTTATAGGCATCTATCATAACTTACAAGCCTCGCAGTCTTCGTCTTCGGCAATCTCAACTGGTGGTTGGAATTGAATGACGTTTTCTTCTTTGAGTGCGTGTTTGGCGCCTTGCTTGTTGATGAGTGAGTAGTAATAAGTCTTTAGACCCCAGTGTACACCCAACATCAAGTTCTTAGCGATAGTAGTACCTGGCACTTTGCCGCCTTCATAGTTAGCAGGGTTGTAGAATGTGTTGGTAGAGATTGATTGGTCTACATAAGCGGCGATGACTGCGGCTGTCTTTAAGTAGTCGGTACAATCTTGTTGGTCCCACATCAACTGATAACGATTCTTTAGGCGTTTGTACTCTGGCACGACTTGTACAAACGATCCAGCTTTCGATTCCTTCACAGAAATCAATTCCATCGGCATTTCAATTCCGTTGGTGGAGTTTAACACAACTGAGCTGGACTCGACCGGTGCCACGGCCATGAGAGTAGCATTACGAATGCCACTCACCTTCATTCTTTCACGTAGTGGTTCCCAGTCCATACTAGGTGTGAAGTCTGTTAGTTCATTCACACCCTCAGCACGGCGCTCCCATGGGAATACGCCTTTACCGTACCATGTGTGTTCACTACGTAAGCAAGCACCACGTTCTTCTGCTAGTTCAACTGATGCTTCTGTTAGATAATAAGCAATATGCTCCATCCAACGCTTCAAGTCTGCTAGTGCTTCTGGTGAGCCATACTTGTAACCACGACGAGCGTGCCAGTATGCTAAGTTAGTAACGCCCACGCCTAGTGGCTCGAAGTCGCCGTTAGCTAATTTACTCTGTACTGATAGGAAGTCTTGGTATGATAGTAAGTTACTTAGGGAACGAACTAAGACACGGCAAGCCTTACGAACGCTTTGTGGGTCACGACCAATGCCCATGTTGATTGAGCCTAGTGTACATAGGGCGATACGACCTCCCGGGTCTGCTACTTCTTTTTTTACGATTTTCATTTAGGGTCCTTTTTTGATTTGTTGATTTCTCTGTTTAGTGTCGCAGTCATTTTAGTAACGGTCGATTGTAATAGTTGTTGCTTGGTAGGGTCGTTGATGTATTCGGCAGTGAAGACAAGATGACTATGTTTTGCTTTGATTAGTTCGTTGAATGCGGCCATTAGTTCATTCAGTATTTGAATGTTTTCTTTTAGCCCGTCAGTATTACCCGTAAACTGAGCAACAGATTTTTGTTTCGTGACCCATCTAGCAGTGTCTATGATTTCGTTGAATAGTTGATGAACGTTTTTTCCAAGAAGCATATCAGCATCGATGTCTAGACCACTAGTAACTACTTCATCTATTCTCATTTTGTGCTTTCATGTGAAGTTTTGTAGCAACATCAATATCTGTTCTTACTTTTTGATTGAGTTCACGAGTTCTTCGTAACAGTTCTTCTGTTCTAGCGTCTAGTTCTTCAATCGTCACTTGAGGCTGACTTCTCTCCATCAGTTTTTTGTCGTCGTTCATAGCGTTCTTCCTTTTTTGTATGTTTTATTTTTAGTAAGATACTTATCTAACTCAGTTTTCTTCACTTGTTTGTTTGTAGTGCCGTCTGTAACCCAACTGTATCCGCCTGCTTCTTTCGCTAAGAGTTTTTTCTGCTCTTCGCTTCTGTGATACGGATCATACTTTGCCGGCACTAAGTCTAGTTCAGTGAGTTTTGTATTGACCAGTGCCATCAAGCCGCCCACATTCTTCGCTCTACGCTTCACCGCTTCGATGCTCACATCGTGTACTCTCTTCAACTCACTTAGTATCTCTTTTTGAAGAATGTATTTGTCGTGGTAATCATTTTCAACGATGAACTGAACAAGTGTATCAATCAACACTTCGACAGTCACATCAGGTCTAGCATTACTGTTGTTCATTCCGGACACTTTCTTACTAATAGTGTTCTTCCATTCTCTCATTTGCTCATCGCTGTATTTTTCTTTTGTGTTGCCGCCGTCACCACCTAAAGTCATGTTGTAACCATTTTTGAATGTATCTAACTCCATAATGTAGTGACGCTCTTTATGTTTTGCTTCGTTCTTTGTTTTCGCTGTATCTATTACTTGTGATACTATGCTATTTGCTCCGTACTTTCTAATAGCACGATGAAAGTGTCTATCAGATAGGTCAACAATACTATTTTTGATGTGTTCTTCTAGACGCTCTTCTATGGTCTGAGAAGTGTATCCAACATAGTCTTTGTTGTTTAGAGTGTGACGATAAATGATGTATTTGTTCATACTATTATTTATCGTCGGTAGCAGTATCTCGTATTTTTTCTTAGGCTAGTAAGTCTTGAATGTCATCTTCTTCGGTCAAGTCTCGTACCATTTTACGAGTGCCGTTCTTCAACATGACCTCATGCTGACCTCTCAACTCGATTTCTTGACCATTATCTAGCGTCAGCTTGAATGAGCCCTCGTCGTCAAGGCGCTGAAACGGGCGTGTGGGCAAAAGTATCTCTGAACACAAGTTACTCATATAGATAGGATCAATCTCGCAATCGAACGAGCCTTGATTGATTACGTTGTCAATGTTGACGATGTAGATACGACCAGTGTCTGTGCGTTCTTTGAGTACGCCGTTCTTGAATACTTCTTCCGCTGAAATTACTTTCTTCTTCTTAGTAGCGTCACGTTCATACTTGAGATAGAGTTCTTCGAATCGCTTAGTACTGCGGTAGTATGCTTCGTATAAGTCAGGCACTTCATGCGGGTCAAACATAGTGATTACGCCGCCGTCTTTGTATCTGCGCCAGAATAACTTAGAGATAACAACACTATAGTCCATCTGACGTACACGTGTTTCTTCTGTACCTTGGTTGTTCTTTAGAACGATAAAGTCATCGAACTGATAGTGCCAGATCGGTAGATAAACTGTACAAGAGGCATTCCGAATGCCACCCTGTGAGCAACTACGTAAGTCACCGAACCACTTCTTTAAGAATGGGATAAGGCCAGTGTGTTTGATTTCGCCGTTACGAATAGGTGCGCCTAGAGGACGAATACGACCGATCTCTAAGCCGATGCCAGCACGTTTACTGGCATACTTTGCCATCATCTCGCCAGCGGCAAAGATGCTATCAAGGGTATCGTCTGCGGAAATAAGAACACAACTACTGAACTGCTTAGTAGTAGTGCCAAGCCCAGCAAGTACGGGAGTAGCGAGT